TACATGATGGAGTGTTCGATAAGGCTAATGAAGCCTACTTCTTTAGTAATGTAGAGTCGTCTAGACAGAAAACATCGATAGTCTCAGTGCTACATGCTGCAGACTTCTTAGCTTCTAAGGTGGAATACGATATGTGGAAGGGTAGTGGCGGTAAATCCACTCCTAAAACCAGTAAAAGTAAAAGTACTACAGGGAGAACAGTAAACTCTTCGGAAAGTCTTGCAAAAACATTAAAAAATCTATAAATTATGGAATATTTTACAGTAACTAACATAATAATTACGATTTTAGTTGCCATTTTGGTAATTATGTTGTATATTTTAAGAAACCTACTTATAAAAGTTGAGAAATATGAGGAAGTAACAGAAGATCAGACAAAATATCTTCAAAACGTCTCAAATGCAATAGGACAAGGCAAACAGCACCTGCAACAGTTGGATCAAAAGGGGGTCTTTCAAAGCGACGACGAAGTTGGTGAATTTTTTAACCAAATGAAATATGTACAAGACGAGCTAGATAAATATATGCTCCCCGAAAACTATGGCAAGGAAGAAATCCAAAGCTAATTACTTTACAAAAGAAACAGAAGAATACATAGTAAGATTTAATACCTCAGATGACCATGAGTATAAACAAGGCATCTTTACTGAACACATTTACTTACCTTTTTACAAGCTAGCAGAAAACATTATACATACCTTTAAGTTCTACTACACAGATGTAGATAAAATAGAAGACTTGAAGCATGAAATCGTATCTATGCTGTATGAAGAGAAGATTATGAAGTTTGACGCCACAAATGGTGCTAAAGCCTATTCGTATTTCGGTACAATTGTAAAGAGGTGGTTAATTAACTACAATAACAAGAACTATAAGAAGCTAAAACAGATAGGTTCCTTCGATGACATGGAAGAAAGCTACGAACCTAACATAGATCTTGAAGCTCCCTCAGCTAAAACACTAAGTAAGTTTATGAATTCATGGATAGACTCAGTCTACATGGACATAAATGAGTTTTTTACTAAAGACTCCGATATTAAGATAGCAGATGCTGTATTGACAGTATTTAAGACTAGAAATGACTTAGATATATTCAAGAAAAAAGCACTTTACATATACATAAGGGAGATGACAGACTGCGAAACTCCTCAATTGACCAGAGTTATAACAGTTCTTAAAGAAGACTTTAAGGAAAAGTACCAAAAACTATACGATCAAGGCTTACTTTCCCAGAATACCGAATAAGTCTATTTATAATAAACATATTATGAGTTTAGATAAAGAAATATTTAACGGAAAAACATTATCTGATCTCTTTAGCGAAATACACGACAATTCTACTAATACAAGAGTGCAGGTAAAAGCCCTCATAGGTGAATTGAAACCTCTAATAGAGAACATTGGAGACGCAACTCTTATCGTTCCTATGATAAAAGAATACATGGAGATAGGTGTAAAGAATGACGAAGCTTTAATAAAGTTAGCGACAGTCATTCAACGTATAGAGTCAGCACAAGCTAAAGGAGATACTAACGACATGTTCGATTTTTCTGAACTTCAAGATTTATTAGAAGAGTCTGAAGAGGTAAAAGAAGAAGTTGAAAATGTAGAAGATAAGGAAGAAGAAAATGAGTAGATTTTCTACAAATTTTAATAATAGTAAAAGTACTCCGTTTCAACGTAAAGACGGTACCTCTTTTGTTCCTGCTAGGGTTAAGGATATTATAATGGATAATAACCATCCCGAGTATGATAAATACGGAGGAACTAATTCTGTAGGAGTTATTAAATATGAAATAGTAGGTAAGACTAATACCTATAATGAAACTGCTCAACTACCAGGAGCTTTCCCTTTAAACAATACAGTAAGAACTTTACCTCTATTAAATGAAATAGTATTATTGCAGGTTGCCCCAGATAGCCAAATTAAAGAGCTTAAGAGTAATAATAAAATTACTTATTATACCTCTATAGTAGGACTATGGAATCACCCTAATCATAATGCTTCTCCATCTGATGATGAAGAGAACGTAGATTTAGGAGAGGATGTAGAAGAGAGTAGTGTGACAAACCCTATGCAACCTTTTCCTGGAGACTTTCTACTAGAGGGTAGATTAGGTCAATCTTTAAGATTAACCGGATATAAAAGTGTAAAGAATATATTCACTGACGATGAAAATAACGGCTTACCACTTACTATACTTTCTAACGGTCAAGAAGAAGTAGGAGACGCTTACAACCATTTAGTAGAAAACGTTAATGATGATTACTCTTCTATATATTTAACATCAGATCATAGGATAGTATTAGACCAAGCCAGAATTAAATACGACTCTCTCCATACGGCACCGGTTAGATCTGACCAATATAGAGGTAATCAAGTAATTGTAAACGGAGGTAGACTATTCTTTAACGCTAAAGAAGAAGATATTAATTTAGCAGCTCAGAATAATATTACAGCGACCTCTGATATAATAGGACTCGACGGGGAGCAGTATATTGGTTTGGATGCTAATAAAATATACTTAGGGAAAAGAGCAAAAGAACTAGAAGCAGAACCAGTAATTAAAGGAGATACTTTAGAAGTATGGCTTAATCAATTGATAAAAGGCTTAGAGGGAGTAGCAAAAGCTATGACTAAAGCTAAGACTATAGATCAAAAAATTATACCTAATGTTAATAAAGAGGGGATAGTATTTAAAGCTAAGCTTAAAAGTTTAACTAGTCAAATAAATCCTGGAGGAAAACAATCACAACTTAAGTCAAGAAAAGTATTTACTGAATAATGCCACATACTCTAATAAAATTTGGGAATTTTAATATAGCTAAGATAGTGTCTACACAAATGGCATATATCGAAGCATCTCTTATAGTAATAGCAAATCAAAAAATAAACCAGATTATTAATGAGTTATTAAAAAAATGCCCTCCACCAGCTGCAACAAATGCAATATTAAAAAAGAAAGAATCGATAGAAAGGTTATTTAATACATATGATAGAAAGATACAAAGATTCAATAGCCTAGCAAGGAAAGTAGATCCTATTATTACCTCTTTTAAAGTATTAGTAGATTTACTATCACACTTGCCTATACCTACTACAATTGGTATCCCACCAGGTCCTGCCGGTGGTGTTATATTCTCAATGCCTGCTGGACTAGTTCAAGGACAGTCTGCTATGTTAACAAAATATATAAAAGTAGTAGAAGACTTAGAAAACGAAAAAGAAGCTATAAAAAGCCTAGTTGGAGATACAGCCGGTATATTCGACCCTATAAAAGTTAGATTACAACAGATAGATGTATTATGCTCTCACTGTATACGTAATCCTTTTTCAGAATTAGATACAAACGCTAGAGTAATAAACCCATTCTTATTAGACTCTGACGACTTAAGTAATAGAAATTTACTTAAACAAGCATTCGGTAAACCTGGTAATACAACATTAGAACAAGACATATATAGTACACTATCCTCAGAAGGATTAGTTGGTACATGTTCTTTAGGACCAGAATATCAAACAAGACAACAATGTGAAAATGCAGGAGGTAGATGGACAGAAGGAAGAGGACAAGTAGGAGATGTACCCGGTGTCCTAACCCAATCACAATTAAACACAGCATATGCCGGAACCGGTATAGGTAGAGATTCAGATAATACCCAAGGAGGTGAAAGTTATAGATCACCATCAGGAGTATTATATACCTTAAAAATCGAAAAAGATCCTGAATCACCACCAATAGCTACAAGGAAGAGAGCTATTGCAGTAGACTTTAGAGGAATAGTAGTACTTAGAGGTCCATTTTCATTTTCTAGTTCAGAAAAAGTACTAAGAGACGAAATAAAATTTAGAATTAACAATCAACTTCCATAACCTAACTATTTATATATATGAAACTCGATCAATTAAGAAAAATCATACGAGAAGAAGTAAGGGCAGCTGTTAAGGAGGAGTTACAAGAGGTAATGAATGAAGCTGTTAAAGTAGCTTCAACTCCTAATAAGATGCAACAGGTACCTAAAGGCCAAGAGAAAAAATGGTCTGTTGGTAAAAGTGCTAGTTTAGATGAAATGCTAAGCAGTAAAAGTGCAAAGCCTACAAACGTAAAGTTTAGTAGTAATAAAAATATTCAGTCAATGTTAGAAATGACTAAACAGTCAATGACTGGAGAAGACTATCAACAAGTAATAGCTGGAGACTCTAGTATGGTTAAAAAACCTAACTTCGCTTCTGCAGCCGCTGCTAGTATGGGAATGACAGGGGCACAACCAGGACTTGATATAAGCAAGTTAGATTTTGTTCAGAAAGCAAAATCAGTACTAGACGCTTCTTATAGTAAAGATAAAAATAGGTAATAAATGGCATTTAATGTTAAGAAGATAAATCCGTTAGATTTACAGCCTAGAAAGGCTATAGGTATTGATATACCTCTTTCTGGTGTTGGAGTATTTAATCAAACTTTCGAAACAAAAGATGCATTAAAAGCTAATTTAATAAACTACTTTTTAACTAACAAAGGTGAAAGATTCCTTAATCCTAACTTTGGTTCTAATATTAGAAGAATTTTATTTGAAAATATAACTCAAGATAATCTAGACGAAATAGAAGCTATAGTTGCAGACGACCTAGAGAAGTTTTTTCCTAGAGTAAAGCCTACTTTAATAAGATTTGCCTCTGAACCAGATACTAATACGGTTGTATTTTTCTTAAGATATGCTATTGAGGATAGTAATATACAGGACGAGATAGTAATAAATATTGAACAATAATGGCAGAACAAAGAGATATAAAATACGTAAATAAGGAATTCTCAGATTTCAGAGGGCAGCTCATAGAGCACGCTAAGAACTATTTTCCTGACACCTATAATGACTTCTCAGCAACAGCTCCCGGTATGATGTTTAT